TAGTACCCCATGGCTTAAAGAAGCTATCAAGAAGTATCAAGAGACAGGAGAGACTCCTGAGATGACTATCCAGGGAATTATGGATGATGAAAATAGCGATTACTATAATGAGTACGGCACTGATGTTGTTACTTGTGTTGGCTGTGTGCTGACAGGCGACCTTAATCTTATCAACCTTGATAGTAATGGTAATGTAGTAGATGACAGCGTTTCGTTTAATGCAAAGGATATTGTCTAAAGATTAAAATAAAGATAGGAGTGTATACAATGGCTAAAGATTTAAAGTATTTTATGCGTGATAACAATGATGAGGTAATTACAGTTGCCGGTCCTGAAACGTTTAAGGATGAAAACGGAGAGGTTATTAACCTTGAAATTAAGGTGTTAAGTCAGGCCGAGATACAGCGTATTAATAACAATTATCGCAAACGTGCGGTTGCTCTTGACAAAAAGGGACATCCTTTTATTGCAAACGGCGAGGTTGTGTTCAAGACCGAAAAGGATAGTGCGAGAGCTACCCGCCATATGATTGTGGAGGCTTTACAGTATCCCGACTTAAAGGATAAGGAGTTAATGGCATATTACAACTGTGTTGATGTTACTGAAATGCCATTAATTGTATTTAGTCGTGCAGATGAATATGCGCACGTTACAAGAGCGGTAATGACTGCTTTGGGACTAATAGATGGCACGCCTGACGATGGAGTGGTTGAAGAAGCAAAAAACTAATAGCCAACAAGGGTAGTAAAGAGTATTGGGCACACGTTCTTTGGCAGAGACATAATCTCCGAATGGAGGATTTTTGTTCTATGCCAAGAGAACGACAGCTCTTTTATATTGCCTCTGAGCTTTATGAGGGAGAATATCCTTGTAGGCTTGATTCCATGAATATTCCTAAAAAATAATTTATTTAATATAAAAATGATAATACAGGGACTTCACATAATTGCGTGAAGTCCTTTTTTGTCCTAAGTTAATAGGAGGTGATACGATGGCAAGACTCACAGCTGTTTTTGAACTCATTGATAAGATGAGCGATAAAATGGATAGCATAGCGAGCAGAGGCGAAATGGCAGTAGATACCTGGGAGCGAATGGGAGAAAGCTCGGATGGAGCGTTTGAAAAAGCGACCACAGCGGCCGATGGAATTGCAACTTCAATTAATAGTTACAGTGATGTAGCAGAAAAAGCTGCGTCGCAAACTGATTATTGGACAGATGCAGTAGGAAACTATGATAAGTCTGCACTTGAAGCTGTTTATACTACCGAAGAACTTGTTGCAATGGGTTTAAAGTCAGCTGATGCGCTGGAAGCGGAAGCGGAGATAATGGCTCAGTGCGACCAAGCGGCAGGAGATTTATCTTCGGCTATTGAAGATGCGTCTGAAATACAGAATGAATTTACAGCGGCTATGGAGGATGCCAATATTGTAGCGGAAGAGATTGCTGAAAATGATAAGGTATCAGCTCAAACCAAGGAGGATCTACGGTGTGCTACTGAAAGTGTAACACAAGCACTTGAAGAGTTGATTGCCGCACAAAATGAGGCTCAATCTGTTATGGATGAGTATGATGAAGTGATGATGAATGGCGCATCAAGTCTTGAAGATATGGAGGCGGCGGCAACAAAAGCCGCAGAGGCATCAGATAACCTTGTGGCAGCAAATGAAAAAGTGTCAAACGCTATGGAGGACTTATCAAAGGCTACTGATAAAGCGGAAGAAGAAGCTGAGAATGCCGAGAAAAATGGCGTTAATGCTATCGAAGGAGTTGCAGGAGCTTTGGCTTCAGCGGGAATAACAGCGACCGTAAAAGAAATCTCTGAAAATGTATATGAGCTTGCGGATGCCTTTTCAGAAGCGGAAAGTACAGTTGTGTTAGCTACCGGAGCGACAGGAAACGCAATTGACAGCTTAACAAACAGTATGATGAATGCCTATGCTGCAAGCAGAACAGGCACATTAGACGAAACGGCAGCAGCTGTTGGTGAAATAAATACCCGTTTAGGATACACAGGGGAACAGCTTACTGATACGACAGAGTTATTTCTTGATTTTGCGGCTGTTACCGGAGGAAATGCAGCAACATCGGTAAGAAGTGTTACACAACTTATGAATCAATGGCATGTGCCTGCGACGGAAATGGAAAGTGTTCTGAGCAAGCTTACCTATGCCGGACAGGCTAGCGGAATTAGTGTAGATACATTATCCCAAAATTTAACCTCAAATAAAGCTGTTCTTGACCAGCTTGGATTTTCGCTTGATGAAGCAACTGCGATGTTTATGCAGTTTGAATTATCGGGAACAAATGCAACATCAGTTATGACAGGCTTAAGAACTGCTCTGGCAAATGGCTCTATAAGCTCCCTAGAAGAACTTTATGACGTGTTTGGAGAGATTTCAAGCGGAGCGATGACTGCTGCAGATGCATCTGAAATGTTTGGACGTAAAGCCGGTCCTGCTATTGTAAATGCAGTAAATGACGGTACTATGTCTCTTGATGATATGGTTTCATCCCTTGAAAATGCGGATGGCACGCTTGAAAATACTGCGGAGGCAGCTCAAACTTTAGACCAGAAATGGACACAAGCGAATAATAATATAAGCAAAGCTTTTACAACAGCAACAGAGCCAACACTTGATAAACTTTCAAGTGGACTTTCGAATGTCATGAACGGAGTTGGCGATTTTTTGAACGAGCATCCGACAGCAACTAAGGTGATAACAGCATTGGGTGTAGGGCTAACTGTTGTGGCAACTGGTATAGCGGCAGTTTCTTTTGCGACTACGGTAGCTATACCGGCAATAACAGCTTTTGCAACTGCAGTAAATGCGGCACTTGGTCCGATCGGTTGGGTAGCATTGGGAATAACAGCACTTGTAGCAGCGGGAACAGCACTTGCGGTTATGCTTAATGATAGTATTGATCCTATGGAAGAACTGTGCGCATCTTCGCAACAACAATCGGACGAATTGCAAAGATTGAATTCTGAATATGAGAGAACTTGTGACATTTATGGCGAAACGAGTGCAGAAGCGCAAATTATGAAAGATAGTGTTGATAAAGCTACGGACAGCTTTGAAAGCAATAAAATGACTGTGGGAGAACTCTATGATTGGCTTGAAAAAGTTCATACAGCCCATGCGGATATTGTAAATGACTACAATGATACTAACAGGGAAATTGAACGGCAAGAATCAAGCACAATAAACCTGATAAATAGGTATAGAGAGCTTTCAACCGAAGCGGAAAAAACATCAAGTACAGAACATCAAATGAGTATCATTATAGATAAACTGAACGAGTCGTATCCGGAATTAGGCTTATCTATAAAAGATGTAAATACAGAACTGGACAAGATGATAGACAGCATCGAAGCAGCAGCCAATGCTGATGCGGAGCAAGCTAAATATGAAAATGCAGTTAAGACTTATGCTAAGTTGGTTGAAGAACAAACTGACCTCGAAAAAGCTGCCGATAGATCTCTTACACAAGCTGCGGCAAAGGCAAACGAATATTTAGACCAAAATATGCTCGTAAAGTATTGGCAAGGTGTTACGAGCACCGGAGTGGCAGCAGCGTTTGATAGAGCCAGTGAGGCTACAGAACAAGCCAACTATGATTTGCAAGAGAATCTAAAAATGCAACAGGAGTGCATCGACATAATCGACCAGTACGAAAGTAAGCTTTCAGGAACGGCAGATACAGCGGCTACAGCGGCGGAAGCGGTTACATTCTCCATTGCCCAAGTCAAAGATGAAATTGACGAATTGTGCGAACAGTATGATAAAGCGTATGAAGCGGCAAGAAGTAGCATCGACAGCACCATAGGTGTTTTTGATACTATGTCCACAGAATGCGAAATGACTACTACACAAATGATAGAAGCATTGGAAGAACAAAGCAAGTATTTAACCGAGTACACTGATAACCTGAAGAAAGCTGAAGAATACGGACTTGACAAAAGTCTTATATTAAAGCTATCAGATGGTAGTGAGGAAAGTGCGGCATATCTTGACACTATAATAAATAAAATTGATGAGCTGGGCGGCTCATCAGAAAATGCCAAGACTTTCATAGAGCAATTAAACACTTCGTTCGGAGAGGTTGAAGATGCCAAAGATGAGTTTGCTAAGACTGTTGCCGAAATGCAAACAGATTTTTCAGACAAAATGGAAGAAATGGAAAAGACAATGGCTGAAACCATAGACAATATGGAATTGGACACCGAGGCAGCGACAGCAGCGAAGTCAACAATGGAAGCCTATGTAAAGGGAATATTAGACAGTAAAGGTGATGCACAGGCAGCAGCAGAGAGTGTAAAAGCTG